ATTCATGATTCCAACCTATCCGGCGTTGCATTTCTTAAGATGCCAGCAGGATTTGAAGCAGAATACAAGAAAGAGGACCACCATCCAACGGCTGGATGCCTGGAGTTTCTGGGGTCCATTCCAAATCATTTTGCAAGACACAGTTATCTTGTAAAACCAGAAGTTGGAGATTTTTATTTGTTTCCTTCATGGCTCACACACCAGGTGTATCCATTTAGGTCAAAAGGTGAGCGAAGGTCGCTTGCCTTTAATGTACACTTTACAATGGACAGTCCAGTGAAGGGAGTTAACGTATAATGCCTAGTGGATATAAAAAAGAATTTAAGAATGTAGGAACCATGCATACACAAATGAATGGAACCATTAATCGTCCTCCAGGAACTGGTAAACATTTCATGGGAAGAATATTGCAGCGAATGAACAAAAAATTCAAGAGGAAAAAGAAACGTGGTTGATACAATTAATGAGTAAAAAATTTTGGTTTGGAGAATGGCATTCCACTTACACTTCTTGTAACAGATTATATAAAAAATTAATTGCAGACATAGAGTGGGAAAATCCAAATAATACGGGGAAAAGAGGGGAGCTTTTTGTTTTTGATGACGAAAAACAATCCTGGTTTAATTATGTGTACGATAATTATTTGGTGGACGACGATAACTACTTGAAATTTAATCGTTTAAATAAAAAACCTAGGAAATGGGGAATACGAAATTTTAGTCAAATAGGCAATAATTATCCCTTATCATACGCGCCTTTTAATTCAAATCAGTTTTTTACCATCAACAGGAAGCATGTTTTCACATGCTTTGCTGATCAGGACGCCGTTTGCAAGGCAAAGTTACGACAAAAAATTAATTCATCTTATGTTAAATTCAAGTTTAATAACTACGTCTGTAACTATTGTGGTGCGAAAGGAAATGATGATAATCTTCTTCATCTCGATCATATTGATCCAACTTTCAACGAAATATATGAGGAATTCAAAATGCGATATGGTAAACTTACCCTCTTGGCAGGAAATTATGGTGTTTTTTCTGATTTTCATGACAAACGAGCCGAGTTTCAACTGCTGTGCGCAGATCCTTGTCATTTCATAAAGACACGGGAAGATAGAAAAAAAATGAGAGGAGCTGCTTGATGGAAAAGAAAATAAAGATTGGGTATCAGGACATAAAAATTGAGCGTGAAACGTCCACGTTTCAGAAACAAACAGATTCCTACGGTGAGTATGATCACCGTAAGAACAGCATTACGATTCAAAACGGGTTGGGCCCGCTTGATGAGGCGAACACGCTGCTGCATGAAATATTGCACGGCATAGCCTATATCAATTCCCTGACGCAGAGTGATCAGCCACTTGATACGGAGAACAAGGAGGAGGTGGTTGTTAATTCAATGACCAATGGCCTTGCCCAGGTGTTTCGCGACAACAAGTGGATCCTTCCATACTTCAGGGAGAAATTTAAGTGACAACATATGAGATTAATTTGTGGCTTGATAAGAAGATTATTGAGAAGATAATCAAGCAATTTGAGAAGGATGAGGATGTGCTGGAGTACATTAAGAATAACTTTGATACACAGCCGGATCCACAGTATCCTGCACTGGATCCGGAACGTGGATACACACGACCAAAAGCTTCCAAGTATATTATTACATGGGCGAAGGTTCACACCTATGTCCGCAAGAGAGGACCGCACAGAATAGAGCTGACGGAGCAGGAAAAGGAAGTACAAAAGACACTGGAGAAATCAATAACCAAGGAAGCAATTGACGAGTGGGGTAAAAATGAGATGTATAGGCATGTAAGAAAGAATTATGGACCAAATCCCGATGCCAAAGGGTATAGTGAATTTCCAGGGAGGCACGACAATACATATGACAGGAAATAAGCAGGGACTCACGCCACGTCAAATGGAGGTTTATACACTCATCAAGGACTATATTGAGGCAAATTCGTTCGCCCCGTCGTATGAGGAGATAAAACAGCTTCTTGGTGCGCGGTCCAAGGCCCATGTGCATGCATTTGTACATCAATTAATCAACAGGGGATGGATAGGAAGAGGAAATGGCAGAAATCGGTCAATTTTTATTTTGTAATGTGGCGTCTATAGTGATATATTTGCTCAAAAGTTTTTTTTATTTACGTACCGGGGACGAAACTGGTGCCACAGTGCCACAATCAGTGATTAATTCTTATATATCAACGCTTTATTATGTGGCACCTATGTGTCACTACTCTAGACGACGCAAGGCACTTTTTTGTTTTTTAGAAACTAAAATGAGTAAAAACTCAACTATACAGCGGGTTACAGCATGGTAGACAAACGAATAAGTGGTGCCACAAGTGGTGCCACAAATATGGCAAAAAAGTATCCGATTCGTGCTGATGGATTGACTGACAAGCAACAGATATTTGTCAAGATATTCACCGAGAATGAGGGTAGATTGACGCCAACAGAATGTGCAAGACAAGCTGGATATTCAGAGGGTTCTGCCAATGTAACATCTTCACAATTATTGAATGGTAAAAGATACCCAAAGGTTGTAGAAGCTATCATTAAGAAAAGAGCTGAGATTGAAAAAACACACGAGGTTAAATTAAATAAGCATGTACAGGAGTTGGCTAGATTGCGTGAGAAATCATTGCAAGAAAAGTCTTATAGCGCTGCTGTTAATGCTGAGCGCTTGCGTGGACAAGCCGCAGGGTTGTACATTGACCGCAAAGAAATCAGGACAGGAAGTATTGATTCTATGTCCCGTGAAGACGTTTTAAAACAATTAAAAGAGTTAGGATTAACAGGTGAATTTAAAAAAGAAGGAAATAAAACTATCATTTCGGTCGAAGAGAAATCCGATAGCGAAGGACTTAAGGACATCACCGAAGTACCGCCAGAGAGTGGTGAAGGACAGAAAAAAGTATGACCGTAAAGCCGGAAACAAACTTTTGGAAGAATTTAAAGACATTATTAGACAATGGTGAGTATATTGTTTCACGCCTTGAAAGTTATGTTACGCCTGGATTCCCTGATTGCTTAATATTTCACAATGTTACAGGATTTTTCACAATTGAATTGAAGATAGCGCAACCTAATAATACTATTCATTTATCACCCTTCCAAATTGCCTGGAATATGCGTCATGCAATGGCAGGAGCACAGTCTTACATCCTAGTTAGCCTCCCAGACGATGATCGCGTCAAATTGTTTCATGGCTGTAAAACCAAGGACCTAGGCCATATGACCGTGGACCAAGTGCCTGGGTTGTATGAAGGAAGGCTTATGGACCTCGACCTGCGGCAATTTGTCGCACCCACAGTTCACTAAGACTCCGAAACTCCGAAACTCCCGTCAATGTGGCATTTTGTCACAGGGGCTGAGGACCCAGCAGCTGGGCGCCCGGCGCCCAGGTCCCAAACTCCAAACTCCGATGGCGGAAAACCGCCATTTCTTGTACCAGCACAGTCCTGTTTATCCCGGGCCCAGCTCCAGGAAGCCTGATGCAAACTCCAAACTCCGCAGACTTCTGCCCTTTTTGTCATGGATCCTGTAGCTGCAGCTCACGCACCGGGCGCGCCGGGCGTTCCTGTTTTCATACCAAGATGGCAGATGTCCAAGTTCCGTGAAGCTCGGAAAGTTATCCACAATTAATTTGAAAGAGGTATATACTTTGTGATTCGGAAATGTTATACTAAGGGCAGAAATAGAAAAGGAGTTACTATGGATCAAGATTTAATAAGGGTATTGGAAAAGATTGCCAATAACCTAGAACAAAGCAACGATACATTAAATAGAATTGCTGATCATTATGATGGGGTTGTTCCCGTGATGACGAGAAACGCAAAGCGAGCAGAATCACAAGCCGAGGAACTCGAGAAAGGATTCGGGCAACATATAAAAGATATATTTAGACCACAAGAACATTAAGCACAAACTCCAAACTCCAGCGACCAAGTGTCGCTGGGGATAACCTGTGGATAACTTCTCCCGGGCCCGCAGCGGGCCCCGGGCGTTCCTGTCAAGTCGCAAACTCCAAACTCCGGTTTTCCGCCATTTTTTGTGGAGATGTGTCAAGGTCAGTCTTCCAGCGCCCGGCGCGCGATCCCGTTAACGCTTCACGGAGAATGGCAGAAGTCTGCGATATTTATTTCGCCCGGGCTCTTGACAGGAGCTGCCAGGATGCGTATATAACCAGGAGCAGCAGGAGCTGCTGGAGTTAGAAAGGAGAAGAATGGATTACTTTATGATTATATTACCCCTGAAACTGGCATTGATAGTGTACATCGGCTACGTCCTCTTCCACTAACTCCAAACTCCGAACTCCAAACCCTTGCGAATCATGATCCTTGGGTCTTGAGCTGGGACGCACCGGGCGCGCCGGGCGTTCCTCCTGACAGGAAAAGTTATCCACAAGATTGTTGAATTAGGTGTTGCTTTGAATTTGGATTCGTAGTATTATGAGAATAGAAATAGAGTGTAGCAATCGGTTTACTGACCTCTTTGTTTCTAGTTTTGCGGAACAGTTAGAAAACTGACCAGAAGCGTGGTCTTCACCACAATTCGAGCATAAGATTTCCTCGTAAGGAATAGAGAGGCATGGTAGTCATATCTGTAAGTCCTCTCGTAAACTCCAAACTCCAAACTCCAGCAAGTTGTCCACAGCTTATC